CAACGCGGCCGACCTCATGGCGTACGGCTGCGTGCGCGAGGGGCAAAAGTCGGTTATCAAAGTCATACGTACGGCGATTGCCATGGTACAAAAAGGCCCGCCGGAAATGCCCGAGTCCATGAAACAGCAACAAGCACAGGAGACTAAGACCCCATGAGCGAGACCGAAGTAAAAAAGCAGGAACAGGGCGCACAGGGCGCACAGGGCGCCGACACCCGTGGCGAGCAGGCTGCGGAAGTAAAGCAGGATACGCCGGCAAAAGCCGCCGGAAAATCGAAAGGTACGAAAGGTTCGAGCCCGAAGCCCACCCCGGCACCGGCGCCTGCGCCAATCTCGAAAGAGGAAGCCGCGATAGCGGCGGCCAAGGCTGGCCCGGAGCCGGAGACTTTGCAGCAGGCGACGCAGACCTTTCTCGATAAACTCAGCTTTGTGTGCGGCAGCCGCCGGGCACCTGGCGACGTGCATGCCATCCGGCAGGAGCTCGAGCGGTTCCTTGCGCTGAATCATGGCATCATGCGCGAGTACTGCGTGCCGGTTCACCCGGAGGTCGAGCAGCATTTCAAGGGCCTTCGGGCGGCACAATCCAAGTAGAATCTAACTAGAGTCTATTTGGATTCTCGTTAATTTAACCAGAAAAGGAGCCAGCACCATGAACACCGACGACCGATACAAGGGCGAACTCAAGCCCGAAAAACTGCGCGATTTCATCGCTCGCAACGACGAGGCACGGGGTAAAGGGCCGACGGTTGCGTTTGTCGATGAGGCCGGAGAACTGCAGCCGGTTCGCCGCGCTACCCGGATTATTCCGGGCACGTCGAAGTACATGCCGCACCAAGGCGCCCGCGAACGCGCGCGCCGTATGAAACAGTCGGCCCGTGGCTGATGCGCGGTTATTCACCGACGGGCAGCGTTTTAAATCTGTCACGCTGCCCGGCGATGGTGAGCCGGGCTGGCTGGTCGGCGCGAATGGCTGTACCAGCATTGAGGCGGTTATCGAGGGCGATGGCCGCTTTTCTTTTCCCTGGTTCCTGGTCTATATCAACGACAAGCCGAAATTTAAAGTTTCGGCGCTGCACGTGGTAGGCTTGGAATATCTCGATTCATAACAACGGAGCTTTAAGCCATGTTTATTCGACTTTTTTCTCGATTGTTCAATACTGGCGAGCAAGGCGGCGGGGGCGGCGGCACGCCTGAACCGGTTAAGCCCGACGTCGCGCGCACCTACCTCGCCGACTATGGTCACACCGCCGACGCTCTCAAAGCGATGGACGATAAAGCCGTCGTCGAGCTGCACGGCAAAGTGACCGGCCACCTGTCGAAATCCGCCGAGGCTGCGAAAAAGGCCGACTTCGATAAGCGCACCCGGCCCGAGCATATCCCCGAGCAGTTTTGGAATGCGGAAAAGCGCGAGATAAATCATGAGGCCATGGCAAAGTCGTGGCAGGATTTCCGCACGCAGGCCAACGAGAAGGGCGCCAGCAAGGCACCGAAAACACCCGAGGAGTATGCCTTTGCCCCGCCCGAGGGCATGACGCTCGACAAGGACGATAAAATATTGCCGGAGTTTAAGAAAGTCGCGCACAAGCTCGGATTATCGCCCGAGCAATTCCAGACCGCCGCCGCGGAAATGATGAAGTCCGGCGTGCTGCAGCCGGCGGCCATTGACCCCGTGGCGGAAAAAGCAAAGCTCGGCCCCATGGCTGACGCCGTTATCGCCGCTAATACCCAATGGGGCAAGCGCCTCATGGAGGCGGGCGTATGGGATCAGCAAGACTTTAACGAAATGATTATTCTCGGCTCGACCGCCGAGGGCATGCGCGCGATCAACAAGGTACGCGAATGGATGGGCGGCGAAAAAATACCGCTCACCACCGGCAGCAGCTCGCCGGCCGCATCGGTTGAGGCCTGGTACGCCAAGCACAACGCCATCGACCCCGCTACCAAAAAGCTGCGTATCGAGGTCGACCCCGAGTATCGCAAGCAGGTCATGGACGAGGGCGAGCAGATTTTCGGCAAAGGCCCGGCGCGCTCCTCGATTCCTGGCGCTGGCGTGCCGCGCTGACCGGATTTATAATTTCCGCCTCGATAACAACTACAACACAGTCGCAGCATTCAAGCCCCGCTCCTCCCCGCGGGGCTTTTTATTTGTGCTACTCTTTGAGCGTTCAATCATCCAACCCAACCAAGGGGGAATCCATGAATAGATTTTTAACAGGTATTTTGGTCGCGCTGCTTATGTCGTGCATGCCGGCGTACGCGGGCGTGCTGGTAACGAAAGTCGATATTGCAACCGACGGCAGCGGCGCATTTACCGCGACGACTGCCGCAATGCAGGGCGAGGTACATTCTTACCGCCTGGTGCAGGGCGGCGCGGCTCTCGATGCGGGCGCGGACCTGGATATCGTCGGCGCTGACTCGGGTATCGTGGTATCGAATCACGACAATATTGCCGCCGGTACCTATGCCCCGCGCCAGGCGACGCACGGCGTCGATGGTGCTGCAGCTCTGTATGCCGCTGGCGGTACCGCCGTCTTTACGCCGATCGCCGTCAATGAGCGACTTACGGTAACAATCGCCAACGGTGGCGCTAGTAAAGCGGCGACACTTTGGTTAGTATTGAAAACCTGACGACGCAACGCAAAGCACATTCAGGCAAACCCCGGCGGTGAAAACTTCCGGGGTTTGCTTTTTTGAGCAGTCCGGTCTATTCTTTCCGCCAGTAGCACTACAGAGACCCCGCATTTCGGCTTACCGGTCTCCGGCCCCGAACCCTACGGCCTATCTCTGAACGCGAAAAAGAACCCTTTCTTTTAACCGTTTGGAGATAACAGCCATGTCAAACCAACTGACTGCTGCCGCAATTGCCAGTTTTGACGCGCAGGTAAAACACGCCTACGCCGGCTCGAGCATGCTGCGCAGCACTGTACGACTGAAAACCGGCGTCGTCGGCTCTACGCACCGTTTCCCGAAGATGGGCAAGGGCACCGCGACGCAGCGTATCCCGCAGACCGACGTTATCCCGATGAATGTCGCGCACAGCAACCGCACCGCGACCTTGTCGGATTGGAACGCGCCCGAGTACACCGACATTTTCAACCAGGCGGAAGTGAACTTTTCCGAGCAGGGCGAGCTTGCGCAGGTTATTGCCGGCGCGATCGGTCGCCGCGAGGATCAGCTCATTCTCGACGCCCTGGACGCGGCCAGCACGACCCTGACCGTATCCGAGAACATCGGCGGCGCTAACACCAACCTGAACACCGCCAAGGTACGGCGCGCGAAAAAGCTGCTCGTGCAGCAGGGCGTGAAGTTCCAGCGGCCGAACCAGACCTTTGTTATCAACGCGGCCGCGCTCGAGTCGCTGCTCGGCGATAGCGATGCCAATACCGTCGACAAGAACGCCATTAAAATGCTGGTCGACGGCGAGGTAACGTATTGGGTCGGCTTCGAGTTTAAGGTTATGGAAGATCGCACCGAGGGCGGCTTGCCGATCACCGGCAGCGTGCGTACCTGCTACGCCTACGACAAGCAGGCCATCGGCCTCGCCATCGGTATCGATTTTCGTACCGAAGTCAACTATATCCCGCACAAAACGTCGTGGCTTGCGAACGGCATCTTTAAGGCCGGCGCGGTCGATATCGACGCCCTGGGTATCGTTGAAGTAAGCACCTTCGAGTCGTAATAGACTCGAGGGACCGCTTACAGCTTCGGTTTTTTAAACATATTGAGGAGGGCCAGTCATGGCACTGAACAAAGCAAACTTCGATCCGGGCGCCAGCAGCAAAGGCAGCGTGCCCAAAATTCACCGGTATGCCTCGAGCGACGCCCTGGCGACAATCATGGCTTCCGGTTATTTCAACGGCCTAGCCGACGTAATCGCTACCGGCGACTTGATGTATATCAATTCGACGGCGGCGGCCGACGGTGGCTCGCGCCTGGTGCGTCTGGTGAACACGGCCAACGTAATCACGTCGGTAAATGCCGGCGGCGGTGCGGGCGTCGTGCGCATCCCGTTCGAAATCAATGCGACCGACTTGTCGGCGGGAACTGCTAAACAGATTCCCTCGCCGGTTGCCGGCCGCATTACCAAGCTCGTGACCGACGTACAGGTCGCCATCGTTACCGGCGGCGCGGTAACCGTGAACATCGGCGCGACTCCGGTCGATGGCCTGTCGATCACCGTGGCGGACGCTGCGCCGGTCGGCACCATCCAGTCGGATGCGCCTACCGCGGCCCATGCCTCGGCGGTTGTGGCGGTCGGTTCGGCTATCAGCATCGTGCCGGCGGCGGCTTTCAACGGTGGCGGCGCGCTGGTCGGTTATCTGGAAATCGAAACGACGACCTAATAAGACCGGGGCGGTATGGAGCCTGCCGCCCCAACTTTCCCAGCTCGCGGCCTCTTTGCAAGGCCTGGCTCCGTGCCTTGGCGACCCGATCGCAACAGAGGGGCCGCAGCATTAACGAGGGGCAGCCATGGCGACCAGCATCGAACACTGTAACCGAGCTTTAAACCTTATCGGCTCGAGTCCAATAGCCTCATTTCAAGAGGCGACCGACAAATCCTCGACCGCTTCCGCGCAGTACGAAACCACGTTAAACATGCTGCTGGCTATGGCGCATTGGCGCTTTGCAAGCAAAAAAGTACAGCTCGCGCGCCTGCTGGCCTCGCCCGTTTCATATTGGCAATACGCCTATCAGATGCCCGCCGATATGATCGCGGGACCGGACGCGGTCTACAATACCAGCGTAGTCGGCGCCTCGCCGATCGTTACCGGGTACGATATTTTCGAGCGCACGCTTATGACCAACGAAGCTGCGATTTATGTCGACTACCGGTACCGCCCGCTTGAGTCGAATTTCCCGGCGTGGTTTGGATCGCTCCTCGAACTCGCGCTCGCGGCGAAGTTTGCCAAGGGCGTGACCGATCAAGACGACCTCGCAAAAGAGTATTTCGCCCGCACCTTCGGCACCCCGGTCGAGAACATGCGGGGCGGTTTTTTTGCCGTGTGCGCGCAGATTAACCGCCAGGGCAGCGGCCCGAAAACCCTGCAGACCGGCGAGCTTATCGCCTCGAGAAATACGCTTTAATGAAAGCGACGACGGTACAAACGAACTTTACCTCGGGCGAGCTCGACCCTCGCATGGCGAGCCGCATCGACGTGCAGCAGTATTACAACGGCGCCGAGCGCCTGCGTAACGTCGTCGTAAACCCGCTCGGCGGCGCGAGCCGGGCACCTGGCATGCAGCATATTGGCGTGCTCGAGCCGCTTGCCCTGGCACTCGAGGGCGCGATTACCCCGACTGCGCCGAATGGTGGCACTGCGGCGAACGCGGCCGACGGCGATTTTAATACCCTGCTGACGACGACGGTCGCCATCGGCGTGACTAACCCCTATGTCGTCGCGCATTATGACCTTGGCGCCGCTGTCGAGGTACGGGCGGCCGAAATTATCGGCGCCTCGACTGACGTTACCGTGACCAGTTCGGACGATACCGGTTTCCGCCGGGTCAACCGCGGCAACAACGACGCCACTGTCGGCAACCATGTATGGACGGCTCCGCACGATGGTAATTTGGGCGTGACCGAACTCGGGGCGACTGGCGGCGGTTCCGATAAAAGCTATTACCTGCGCTGCATGAATCCGAACCTCTCGCGGCTGATACCGGCCGGCGCGATGATTGTCGGCGTCGAGGCGCAGGTTTTGCGCAAGCGCGGGAGCAACAGTTTCGGCCAGGAAATTATCGACAATCAGGTCCGGCTCGTCGTGAACGGCGTTATTGTCGGTAGCAACAAGGCGGCCGGCGGGAACTGGCCGAGCTCATTCGCGACGCAAACCTATGGCGGCCCGGCCGACCTTTGGGGCTATAACCTGACGCGCAACCAAGCTGTGCAAAACGATTTCGGCATCGCTATCGCCGCAAAAACAGTAAACGCCATCGGCAGCGCCTATGCCGATGTGTTCAGCGTCAAAATCAAGGTGTATTACACGACGACGATTACCGCGAGCCCCTCAGAGTTTCGAATCCAGTATTCGACCGATAACGTCGCATGGAACAACTACGGCGACGCCTTTGCCGTCAGGGATAACGACGAGGTCTCATTCCGGCACAGCCAGACTATAACCGCACGGTATTGGCGGTATGCCCGCGTCGGCGCTACCAACCTCGGCGCGGCGATTGCGCGCATACGCTCGTTTAATATCTATGCAAATACGACCACAGTCGGAACCTCGACGGGTCTCTCCGATTGCGCCTTTGTCGACTTCGACTTTTCGCTCGACCAGCGGTATATGATCGTGTTCACCGATCGCAATGCAGCCGTGTATGAAAACGGCGAGTTTCAGGTCAACGTGCCGACGCCCTACAGCTCCGAGCAGCTCGGCGAGCTGCGGTACGATCAAAGGCTCGATACTGTTGTGCTGTTTCACCAGGACGTGCCGCCGCAGCTCATGCAGCGACAGGGCCGCTCGAATAAATGGGTATTAAAATCAATCGCTTTCGACTATATCCCGAAATACGCCTTTACACTCACGACGACGAACCCGAACCAGACCTTAACGCCCTCGGCGGTCAATGGCTCGATTCTACTCAGTGCCGGCGGCTCGGTTTTCGTATCGGGCGACGTCGGCCAGTATGTGAACGGCAACGGCGGCCGCGCCCGCATTTATCAATATCTCTCCGCGACCAAGGTACGCGCGCGCGTCGAGGTTCCGTTTTTAGACAAGGATCAGATACCGGCGCAGAGCTGGCAGCTTGAGCGCGGGTATGAGGATGCCTGGTCAACCTCGCGCGGCTGGCCGACCTGCGGGCTTTTCTATCAAAATCGTTTATGGATCGGCGGCAGCCGCAGCTTGCCGGATACGATTTGGGGATC